CCACTTTTGGGTTTAAAAAATTCAAAGACGGAAGTTTGGCTTATGATGACCCGTTTGGGTACGTTGCTCAAATTAAAGGGTACGCACACGCCGAAGGTGAAACATCGTTTGGTTGGTTAGCGATGGATAAACAGAACGGACACCTGACGTACCTCATGTACGACTCTGCAGACACGCAGGCTCCGGTGTACGACAAGATAAGCTACGACATAGAGGAGCGCATAGAGCACATAAAAAAGCTCGTAGAGCAACCAGAGTGGCCTCAGGTTTGTCACGAGACCGTACCAGACGGCAAAAGTGGAAATCAAAAGCTCGCCGTTGGTTGTTCTTACTGTCCCTACAAGTTTACATGCTGGCCCGAAGTAAGAACATTCCTGTACTCAAGTGGTCCAAGATATTTAACAGAGGTGTTCAATGAGCCGAAGGTCACGGAAATCCAAGCACAGTAACTTTAGATCGGGGTTTGAAGAAGATGTTGCAAAGCAGTTACAACCATTTGGTTTTAGTTACGAACCGTTCCAAGTCCCGTATAGGATTGAACGAAAGTACACACCAGACTTTGTGTACGAGTACAGAGGACGGACGTACCTCATTGAGTGCAAAGGATACTTTCGTGCAGGAGACACGCAGAAGTATCGTTCGATCTCTAAGTGTCTCCCAGAGGCACAAGAACTCATCTTTGTACTGATGAAACCTAATCAGAAAGTGAGTAAAAGTACCAAACTTACTATGGCTGAATGGTGTGACAAACACAATATTCTATGGTATAATATAGATACACTTAAGGAGTTGGTTGATTATGTCTCTGACACTAGAAGAAATTAAGGAGCGTCTGTTGCGGTTGTACGACCCTGACGATCTTCTGGAAGCATTACAAATCTCTTCTGAGGAACTACTGGATAGATTTGAGGATAAACTCATACGCAAACTCGACGAATTTCAAGAGGAGCTAGAGGAAGAATATGCCGAATGAATGGAACATGACTGAAGACGACTGTGAGAAGCTACGTAAGAACTGTCAGGAAAGCAGGTCCATAGACGACATTACTACAGAGGAGTGGGACAGGATGTCTAAGACATTCACAGGAAAACTGTACCACCCTCAGGACAAGCACGATCCTGTGGCACAACCAGATCACTACAACAAGGGAGCTATTGAGGCCATTGAAGCAATCAAGGCGTCTATGCACCCACAAGAGTACAAGGGATATCTCAAGGGTAACTGTCTGAAGTACCTATGGCGTTACGAGTACAAGAACGGCGTAGAGGATCTACGGAAGGCTCGTGTCTACCTAGAGTGGTTAATCAAGGAGGTTGCCTTGTGAAGATCATAGAAGGTAAGTTTGGGACAAAGACAGAAGAAAAGGAGATAACAACGGCTGAGTTTCTGACTGCGTTTGCAGCTAAGGCTCAGATACAGGAGACTGAAGGTAACAAACCTAAGGTGGTAGTGGTAATGTACGAGGACGGTCAGATGTTTGAAGTAGCGTCCAACGAACAGTACCCTGATGGGGTGTACATGCTACTACAGTTAGCAGCACAGGCAATCATTAACGAAACGCTAGGAGTAACAGAATAGATGGACGCATATCAACAGTACATACACAAGTCACGGTACGCTAGGTACTTGCCAGAGGAGCAACGCCGGGAGACTTGGGAAGAAACAGTAAACAGGTACATCAACTTTTGGGTAGACCGTGGACACCTCAACGACTTTGACGTATCAGAGATATTCAAGGCAGTCCATGACCTAGACGTAATGCCCAGCATGAGGGCGCTGATGACTGCAGGAGACGCACTGGAGCGTGACAACGTAGCAGGGTTTAACTGTAGCTACCTACCCATAGACCACCCTAAGGCGTTTGACGAACTCATGTACGTACTCCTGTGTGGTACAGGCGTGGGCTTCAGTGTCGAGCGTCAGTACATACAGAAGTTACCGGAAGTTGCGGAGGAGTTTCATGCAACCGATACAGTTATTAATGTTGCGGATTCAAAGATCGGATGGGCGAAATCGTTTAGGGAACTGGTATCACTGCTGTATACAGGTCAAGTCCCACAATGGGACATTAGTAGAGTACGACCTGCAGGTGCCGCACTCAAGACTTTCGGAGGTCGTGCAAGTGGTCCAGAACCTCTCGTTGATCTCTTCAAGTTTACAGTTGAACTCTTTAAGACAGCATCTGGACGAAAACTTAGCTCCATTGAATGCCACGATCTTTGCTGCAAGATTGCTCAAATCGTCGTCGTCGGAGGAGTCAGGAGAAGCGCCCTGATCTCACTGTCCAACCTAACGGACGACAGGCTCCGGAGATGCAAGCACGGACAGTGGTACATAGATGAACCCCAGCGTGGTCTGGCGAATAACTCAGCGTGTTACACAGAGAAGCCAGACTTTGAAGCCTTCCTCAACGAATGGACTAGCTTATATGAATCTAAATCTGGCGAACGAGGTGTCTTTAGCAGAGTGGCAAGTCAAAAGCAAGCTGCAAAAAATGAACGTAGAGATGCTACCTACGATTTTGGAACTAATCCATGCAGCGAAATCATCCTCAGACCCTACCAGTTCTGCAATCTTTCAGAGGTTGTTGTTAGGCCACAGGATACACTCGCAAGTCTCAAACGAAAAGTTAGGGTTGCAACTATCCTTGGGACTCTTCAGGCCACCCTCACTAACTTCCGATATCTCAGAAATATTTGGAAACTAAACACACAGGAAGAGGCACTGCTAGGTGTATCCTTGACAGGCATCATGGATCATCCAATGCTGTCAGGTAGAGGAGACAAGGCCAAGCTGAAGAAGTGGCTTACGGAGATGAGGGAGGAAGCAATTGAAGTTAACAAGCAGTGGGCAGAGAAACTGGGTATCAACGCTTCTACCGCTATTACTGCGGTCAAGCCTAGCGGCACTGTTAGTCAGTTGGTCGATAGCGCTAGTGGTATCCATCCTCGTTATAGTGCACAATACATACGCAGAGTACGTGCAGATGCTAGAGATCCACTTTGTAGCGTCCTAGAGGCCGCAGGAGTGCCTGTGGAGGACGATGCGATGTCACCCAGTACTAGGGTATTCTCCTTCCCTATTGCGTCTCCTGAGGGCGCTGTGACAGCCTCAGACATGGGTGCTATGGAGCAGTTGGATCTGTGGGAGATATATCAGGACTACTGGTGTGAGCACAAGCCGTCCATGACTTGCTACTACAGGGACAACGAGTTTCTGGAGGTGGGACAGTGGCTGTACAACAAGTTTGATAAGGTCAGTGGTATCTCTTTTCTGCCTTACTCAGACCACACGTACCAGCAGGCACCTTATGAGCCTGTGGACAAGGCCACCCTCAAGGCACTACAGAAGGGCTTCCCCACTGAGATCAACTGGGACATCAATGAAGCCTCTGATATGACTGAGGGTAGCCAGCAGTTAGCCTGTACAGGTAACAACTGTGAACTATGACATGAAGAATATGGAGTAACCGTTAGACTTACCTACGTCCTCTGGCTTATCTTTAGGGTCATGGGGCGTAGGTATTCCTTCAGCTTGCATCTTCTTGATACGCTCCTTTGACTTCTGGCACATGCTGTGGTAGTCAATGGATGTGTATGATACGCTGTGCTTATCTTTGTTATCTTTGTTCTTCATCTTTTCCTCCAGTTAGCATACCTGTGCCAACGAGTCCTGCGCCTGCGTTGACTGATTGTTCTGCTCTGACCGCCTCTCTAGATGGCTGGGTGTTTACGATGTTTCTCAGACTCTCATCTATATCTTTTTTATCTTGTGGTTGCTCTGGCTTAACTTTCTTACGTCCACCAATTAAGTCGTAGTGCATAGGAGGAGTAACAGATACTGACCTATTGGGAAGCGCTCCTTCAACAATCCTACCTACTACGGGCGTCTTCTCTAAGAAATTATGCTCATCAGAGACTACCGCCATGATTCTTCCGTTAGGCGAAACCTTGGCTAAGTAGTTTACACCACCTTCTGTGATAGCCCTCCCGTTAAAACTTCCAGTGACCCAGATCCCGTGTTCCTTAGCACCCTCAAGGGTGTTACTACGGTCTGCCAGAGTCCACCTAGCAGGATCCTTCCGCTTGTTTCTGTTAGCGTTGTACTTTTTGTTAGCGTCAGACCTTTTCTTTGCCTGCTTGAACAACTCCTCTTCACTTAGTACTCCGTCTTTAAACATAGGCTTGAACGATGCGTGTACACCGCTCTTGCTCTGGAAGTCAAAGTGGTGTTGCCCTGTTACCTGATCCCCAGCACCTGCGTTCTTAATACGCATGTGTGCTCCGGGAGTGTCCACCATAGACTTTCCTGCTCTGTTCTCCCAAACCTTACTAACGTGGTTACTGATTATGTCTAGGTCTTTGTCAGGCACACTTACGGCTCTACCTGACTCGTAACTACCCTGAAGTTTGTTGTCTCTGATTAACTCTTTGTAAGTACTGGTAGTCACTGGTTCAGGCTCAGTTAAATAACTACGCCTCTTGATGTCTTCTACATCTGGCGACACAGCACCTCTTCTACCAGCCTGATCCGGTATAAGCACACTGGACGCCTGCACCTGTGCGACACCTTTGGCCCTGTCTCTGGCAGCGCCGCTGTCCAGCGCATCTTTAGCCACCTCACGTACAGTCTCGTTAATGCCTGTCTGCCTGTATCTAGCGCGATCAGTGGGCGACAAAGTCTGTCTCACGCCTCTATCCGTAGCGTCTGCCAACCACGCTCCAAATGACCCTATGCGTTCTCTAACGTCTGCAGAGTCCTGCGGAGTCATGGAGGGAACACGAGAGCCAACCACGGGTAGGTTTCTGACTCTAGGACTTTGGCTTACACTAGACATAATTTCGTCTACTACGGTTGGCCTAGCTTGTCCAGAGGGTACGTAGAAGTTGTCGATGAAGTTAGGAGCGGAAGTAAGCGTGTTACCTTTCAGAGAATCTGCGCCTGATATTCGTTTAGCGGCCTTTAGTCCTCCTGTGAAAAGACCAGTGCCTACCACGTTTACGGGATCTCCTGCAACGTCTAAAAATCCTTCTGCAATTTCGTCTGTTACTGTCGCTTTCCCTCTGTAGCCTGCCCTGTTTCCTACGTTAACATCAAATGAGAAATCAGGGAGTCCCCAGCTATTAGGATCTCCAGATATAGCCTCCTTTAGCGCCCGTCTAGGCATCTCTGGCACCTCTGCCGCTAAAGAAGTTGCCTGTCTTGAGTACTCGCGCTCTTTCTGCCTAGTGCGTTCTCTGTACTTTTTACGAACAGCGTAAAGATCTTTAGCCATCTTCTTCAGTCTCCCCAAATTGTCTGGCTTCCTCCATCATGTCGATGAGAACGAGCCGATCTAGTTCAAGGGCTTGAAGCTGTGTCGGGTTGTTTACTGTTTTTATTGCTTTGTTAGTCGCAGACAAAAGTTGTGCGTAAGACTTTAACACAGTACTTTTACCGTGCCGTGAAATTTGTTTACCAACCACCGTACCAGCGCCAACGGCAGCAAGACTCATAGCAACACGAGGCTCCGCAACTAAACCAGCAGTCGCCACTACAGATAAAACAGACGCTGGCAAAGAAATTCCCGTACCTGATTGAATATTTTGCTTTAGTTGAGCCAGCGTATTTACACCTTCTGCGTTTCTTTTGTTTACTAACCTATCTAGCGCTGTCAGCGTGTAAAACTGCTGGTCTAAAAGCTGATGAACAGCGTCACCACGGGTTTGTTTTTTTAAGTAGTCGTTCATTACACCGCGCACAAGTTTTCCTGCTTTTGCTTGATACGTTGCAACGTCAGCCTCTACTGTCTGTCCAGCATCTTGTATTGCTTTATCAAAGCCACGACGGGCTTTTAAAAGACCTACTAAGTCGTTTCCTTCGTTATTTATTTTGGTTTTAGCAAGGTCAATATATTTATCAAACTGCTTTTGAGCAGCGTCAGATGCTAGTCTGTAAACATCGCTATCTAAAAATTCTTCTAAAGCTGCATCAAACTCTATGTTTAAATCAGCCATATCAATTTTTTTGTTTTGTGATTTAACGTAGTTGTCTAATGTTTTTCCTTGTGATTCTACATGATTCTGCATAACACGGAAGTTGTGGTGTATAGTACCGTATGGTTCAATTTCTGGGATTGTCATAACACTGTCTATAACAGTCTCATCAAATTCATTAGGCACCCATGTTTCAGTCTTAAATACGCCTACGCCAGTAGGCTCAGTTTTGTCACCCATCCCTAATTTTTCAGGCCTAAGCATAGAAGTTACGGCTGTTTTTTCCTTGTTAATTTTAGTGAGGTTTCCTGCTTTTTTAGCGGCTAATGCTTTTTCGTCTAAGTTAATTAGATCAGGCCGTGGCGAATACAGGGCAGCTACATCTATCGTTGTTTCTACTTCTTCAGCTATCCCCGGATTTTCTTGAGCAAACTTTTGATATTCTTCAAAACCTTTAGATAGTGCCATACCAGCGGCTCTTCCGTACCCTGTCTGCATAAAACCTTCGTATGTGTCTGAAGCAAACTCTTTTACAACATCCGGTAAAATAACAGACCCTGCCTCTAAAGCAAACTCTCCTGCTGTCCTAGCTGCTTGAGAAATCATAGTACTAGGAACTCTAGAAACATCCGTGTCTTTTCCTTCAGGTGTAATGGATAAACGTCTTAATACTTCTGGTCTATACTGTCCAGCAATACTAGAAAAACCTGCTTCTCCATAACGACGCTGTACGCCCTCTAGATAAGTTTCTTCTGGAGCAGGAGGTGGGAGAGCTTCTTTATCCATTTTATCTAAAAGCTCTGCTATTTCGTTAGCAGCGGCATTATCTTCAGCTTCTACGGCCCTATTTAGGCCATTAATAAGCTCCTGTCTAGTAGCCATTATTTATTCCTCAGTTTATAGGTACTTTTGCGCGGCAGCAGAAAGGCCCACTTCTGGTAGTGTTATTTGTTGAAAAGTACCCATGTTCTCTGAACCAAGTTTACCAGTAGTTGATTTTATTACGTCATTGTACGTGTTTATAGTGCCTAAAGCTGCTTCCCTATAAATATTAAGCATAGACTCCAACGCTTCTGCTTGTTGCGTTATATCTCCACCAACCATTCTTTGAGTGTACTCTCTATCAGCATCAGTAATGCTTGTTCCAGAACCAAACGCTTTAATTTCAGTTTTAACTAAATTTGCAACTTCCATCATATATTCTTGGGCGCTCTGTAACTTAGGATTATAAGGCATTGCAAGAAGTTGTCCTACACGCATAAGCCCTACTTCTATGTTGGCTGCTATTCCGGTTGGCATTCCTCCCTCAAGTCTAGAAATTTGTCTATCAAGAACAGAAAGTTTTTCTTTTGCTAGTCTAGCTCTGTCTCTTTGACTAACAATATCTTTAACTGTTTCGTCTGCTATGGCTTCTATCATTTTATTACTAGCATCAATAACTTTTTGAACACTAGGCGCTGGCTGCACAAGACCTAACTCAGAAGCCTCTACAAACTTGTTTTGTTCAGCGTCCCACGCTTTTCCTGATTCATTAAACCTAACAGCAACAACGGTGTTGCTCTTATTTAACCATGCTTCAGTTTTCCCTTTTTCCCCCGTAACGTAATCGTTATAATAATCGTCTGTTGCGTCAGCTAAACCCAAGGCATCAAATTCTTTTTCAGTAATTCCTACTTGTTTAGCGCGAGCAAGCCTTTGTGATCTGGTTTGTGAAGGAAGCCTCTCAAGCTCAGTTTTTCTTAGATCTTTAGCAATGTCGTTTAAAGTTCCCTCATCAGTTGCTGATCTAATATTGGCTGCGACCTCAGGAAGACCTAAAGAAACGGCGCGTGTTGCCATAGCTGTTTTACGTCCAGTTAAAGCCATATTTGATTTTTCTGTTTCCTGTAATTCTCTAGCCTGCGCTAATAAAGCCAAAGCCTCTTCAGTGTTGCCTTGAGTCATCAGTTGTTGCGCTGTTTGAAACAGTTGAACAGAAGTAGTACCCGGCGTCATCGCAGTACTATATATTTCAGCCATCTTTTGCTTTTTTTCTTTTTCTTCTCGTTGCAAACCCATAATAGCAGGCGTCTGCCCAAGACCACGAGCAGCACTGGTTAACTCTTGCTGGTACGCTGGATTCAAAAGACCCGCCAGCATCTGTTGTGAAAATCTAGCCATGATTAAATTTCTCCTTTAAGGCGCGCCAGTTCCAA